CAAATGCTGGGCTGATACCGAGTTAAATAGCGAGAATGAGATTGCCAATGGGCATATTACTTTTAGCTTTGATCTTACCCCTGTTTACCCCGCTCAACACATCACGTTCAACAGTCATTTAGTCAATGACTATATCAGCGAAATATTTTAATACAAAACAGAAAAAGCAGTAAAAGCAGGAGGAGCAAAGATGTTCAGTAATATTTTAATCAATTTTGGGGTGTACTTAGATGGGATTGCTTATCTTGGCACCGCAAGTGAAGTGCAACTTCCGAAGGTTACGGTCAAAACAGAAGAGTGGACAGCCGCTGGCATGTCAGGCACGGTGGATGTGGATACGGGTAAGGTTGAAAAAATGGAATCGGTGATTAAGTTTAAGGGCTTGCAAACTGATCCTATCAAACTGATTGGTAACAAAGAAGCACCATTAGTTATCCGTGGCAGTCTGCGTAATAAAGACGGTACCGACAAGAAACTCACGATTGAAATGAGAGGGCTTGTCAAAGACTATGACAACGGCACCATCAATGCCGAGTCATTGGGTGAGACGAATGTCACTTTGTCGGTAAGCTATTATCGCTTTAATGCCGATGGTGAGTATTTGATTGAAATCGACCCGATTAACAATGTCCGCAGCCTCAATGGCAGTAATCAACTAGAAGGCGTATTAGCCAATATTTCAAACTAAAAAAAGAGGATGAAACAAATGAAAGTAACCTTACGCAATCAGGTCAAATTAACCAGTGGTGAGCATACCAATATCATTCATTTTAGGGAGCCTACGCGAGGTGATTTAAAAGCCGTTGCTAATATTGAGAATGATATTGCCAAAGAAGATATGCTGATCAGTCGTCTGACGGGCGTGTCATTGGCATCACTTGATGATGTGGTAATGGCGGATAGTGCTAAGCTGCAGCAGGCATTAAGCGAGATTACGGATGCCGATTACGACCCAAAGTCTATAACGAATTAATCTTTGTCATAGCAACACAAACAGGCTGGCAAATAAGTGAGTTAGACAATTTGCCCTTGTCTCAACTGATTCAATATTACAAGCTTGCAGTGGATTGGATAAAAGCCAAAAGTGGCTTAGATAAATAGTGAGTAAATGATGGCAAACTGGAACAAAAAAGTCAGTCTTGAGCTAGGCGGCAGTATTAACCCAAGCTTTAATAAAGCAACTGACAGCGCGACAAAAAGTCTCGATTATCTAGGCAGAAAAGAGAAGTCCTTAAAGGATAATCAGGCGCTTATTGCTAAATTACAAGCTGACCAGGCTGCAATTGCTAAAACAAACACAAGCTATAAATCACAAGTTGCTGAGCTTAAAGCGCTGCAGCGTGCGTATAATGCTGCGGGCGGACAAGATGATAAGCTATCTGCAAAGATTTCAAAGAAACAACAGCAGGTGAATAAAACCAATGCGGCACTCCAATCTCAAAAGAAAAGCTTAAAGGAGCTTGGCACCACACTTAAAAAAGCAGGCATTGACACGGCGAACTTAACCAGTGAAGAAAAGCGCCTGCAAATGCAGTTAGAGAAAACCCAAAGGCTAGCTAAGATCAAAGGTCAAACCCTATCCGCACTTGGTAGTGGCATAAGTAAGCTCAAATATGTGGCATTTGGTGCTACAGCTGCGATTGGTGCAATAGGAGCTGCCGCCATGAAATCAGTCAATAGCTTTGCTGACCATGCGGACAATATTGCCAAAAGCGCAGATAAACTCAATCTGAGTAAAGACGCCTTGCAGGAACTCCGCTATGCCGCAGACCTTGCAGGCATATCAAATGCAAAATTTGATAAATCGATGGAATTTATGCAGAAGAATGTGGTTGATGCAGCTAATGGCACAGGGGAGGCAAAAGAGGCATTAAATCAGCTGGGGTTAAGTGCTGAGGAACTCAAATCAATAAAGCCAGACCAGGCATTGGGACTCATTGCTGACGCTATGAATGGGGTAGCAAATGACCAGGAACGCTTGAGAATTGCCACCCGAATTTTTGGGCGTGAAGGTGCAGGCATGGTTAACGTGCTTAAAGATGGATCGCAAGGCTTGAAAGAAATGGGCAAAGAAGCGCATAAAGTGGGTGCTGTGTTTGGAGAAAAATCATTACGTGGTGCCGAGCTTAATGCGGATGCTTATACACGCATGATGGTGAGCATTAGAAGCATGGGATATTCAATTGCCAACGAGCTTATGCCTAAAATGACCATTCTATACACGCAGGTAACTGAATGGATTGCGGCAAATCGCGGGCAAATAGGCAAATGGGTGAAATCTTTTAGTGACGCCATTAGTACAGTATTTAACAGTGCAAAAGAGGTTGCAAAATTTGTAGACTCTACTATCGGTCTTGGTAATGCGTTTAAAATTGTTAGCGGAATGCTTGTCTTTAGTTTTTTTAACAAGATTTTAAAACTTACTTCATTGCTTAAAGGTGTGGGTTTAGCTGCACAACTCAGTGTTAAATCGTTGTTAGGCATGTGGCGCGCTGCTGGAAAAGTTGGCAGTGCTACCAGCGCACTTGATTTAGCAGGTGGCAAACAAGGTAAGCTTGCTAAAGCTGGTAAATTAGGTGGCATCGCCAAAACAGCACTATCCGTCGGCAGTAAGGTTTTAGGAGTGGCATCCTTGCTATTAACTCCAAAGCTTGCAGGAGACGCGACAAGGTTGGACAAAGAATACAGCAAACCATTACTAAGTGCTGGCGATTCTGGTGTAAAGTCATTTGATGAGCTTAAAAAGCAAATGAATCAAAAACAACAAAACAATGATAACCGCACTACTAACGTGACCATAACCAATCAGGTGACAGTGCAAGGAAATGGCGATAAATTAACCCTGATGCAAGGTGTTGAACAAGCCACGCAAAAAGCACTCTATGATTTTAATCTGGGTGGGGTGTAGATGGCGTTTATTCCATTGGTATTGGGTACCTTGCCCTTTAGTGTCAACACGGCAACCTACAACAAGATAAGCAAAAGCTATTCAAGCAACTGGGCAACGCAAGAGCGGGTTAATAACAGTCCTGCGCTGCAAAACACGGGTGATCAGTCTGAGACTATGACGATCTCAGGAGTGACTTTCCCACATGATAGCTTAGGGGCAAAAGGTGCGCTGATGGCATTGCGTGAATTGGCAGCAAGCCAAGAAAGCAAGTTCTTGTTTGACTTAGATGGGTTTATCTATGGCAAATGGGCGATTACCAATATTCAACAGGAAAATACCAACAACAGCAATACAAGCTATAGTGTCAGTCTGGCACGCTATCCAGAAACCACGGCAATTGATCAGGCGAAAGCTTATGTAAAGGGAGCGATATAATGATGAAACTAACACCATCCGTTTTTAAACGTATCAGTGCACAAGTAAATTATGATGTGCTTGAAATTGCGAAAATATTTGGACTTTCAATCGATCAAGTTTACGATTATGGAAGCAAACACAAAGTAGCGCAATATGGCTAAATACATCACTAAAAACGGCGATATGCTGGATTTAATCTGCTACAAATATTACGGCACTACCGAGCTTACTAACAGAGTGCTTGAGGCAAATCGTGAGCTTGCTAAGCTTGGTGCTGTTTTGCCCTCTGGCATTACCATTGAATTGCCCGAGATTGAAAAACCAACTGCTAAACGCAAGGTGATGTTATGGTGATTGATTTTCAAATATTAGCCGATGATAAAGACATCACCGAAAAGATAAAAGCAGCGCTGGTGAGTTTAACGATTACCGACACAACAGGCGACCATGCCGATGGTTTGAGTCTGCGCTTGGCTGATTACACCGATTCGCTTAAATTTCCTGAGTCTAGTGCGAAGCTTAGTGTGCATCTTGGTTATAAAGATAATCTGCACGACTTTGGTTTTTTCTTTGTCGATACGATGAGCTATAGCTATCCGCCAAGCATATTGAGTTTAAATGCTAACAGCGCGCCCTTTGCGGCATCAAATACCTACAAGGCAATGCAGACGCAACGCACGCGCTCCTTTGATGATATTATAATATCAGACTTGGTAGGAATGATTGCCAAAGAACACGGCTTAGAGTCATCGGTTGCCCCTGATATTGGCAAAATTGGCATTGAGCACATTGATCAAACCGATGAGGGCAATATTGGCTTTTTATATCGTGTTGTTCGGCAATATGGTGGCACATTGAAGCCCACGCATACGAAGCTGGTGGTGCTTGATGAAAAAGGCAAGAATGCCAAAGATGAAGATATGCCAAGTGTCACTTTAGATTTAAAAGAAATTTCTCAACTAAGCTATAGCAGTAAAAAGGAAGCCAAGTTCAGAAGTGTGAGTGCGAAATATCATGACGTGGACAACGCTGAAACCAAGAAGGTAACCGCAGGGAGTGGGCAACCTGAGTTTTTGTTGTCATGCACTTACCCCAACGAGACAGAAGCAAAAGCCATGGCTAAGAAGGTATTAGATGGCTATTCACTCGATACGGATTCGATTAATATCATCACCGTTGGTAATCCTGAGATTATAGCTGGTGTGCCGATTAAAATTAAAGGACTGCGCGAGGACATCCCACAAGATTGGTATGTCAAAACGGCAACACACTCCCTTAGCAAACAAGGGTATCAAACAAGCGCCCAGTTGACGCTGCAAACATCAATTGAGAGTCATAGCTAAAGTAAATTAACTGCTTTTTGCTTATGTTCTGGCGCTAAATGGGCATAACGCAATGTCATTTTAAAGTCACTGTGACCAAGTAACTCACGAACGACAGAGAGGCTTTCGCCTTTCATAATGAGTTGGCTCGCAAAATTATGTCGCAAATCATGGAAACGAAAGTTTTCTATTCCCGCTTTTTTCATCAAAGTTGTCCATGATTTTTTGATATTATCAAGTCTGTTTCCAGTCACTGGTGATTTGAAAATCAATCCAGATTTTTGCCCATGACAGTTTAATTCTAAGAGTAAAGCTCTAACGCTGCGAGCCATGCAGAGCGGAACGCGAGGGCGAGTAGACCCGGGTAGCCTTGCGCTGTTGATCAGCAAGCGGCGTGCCGAAGGCGCCAGAGCGAAGTCTGTGAAACAGCTTTAAGCCA